CATCCAGGAACTTTCCTCTTACAACGTCACCCTGAGATATTCTTGGTGTTCTCATTTTATTTGCGGCACCACTGCCGTCACATACACCAAACTGAACTAGTGCATATGTAATATCTTCATCCTTAATTTCTGCCTGGTCTGTTGGGTGGTGCCCCATTATTGCGACTTTATATCTACACCCAAAACCATCAGTTCCTTGTATTTGTTCTTTCTGAGATTCGGCACTCAATACAATACCTATCCATTCGTTGGAGTTAGCACCAAAAAATTTTATACCATCAGTGTTATTAGATTCCATTAGACTTATTAATTGGATTTGGTAAAGTGTAAACCATAAGAATCACGAATTAAATTCATTGATGTGGTGGATTTATTTGGGTCAAAGTGATGACGGAGTGCCTGAATTATATAGTTTCCACTCTGAACTTCATCTGGTCCTTGTTCTTTATCTTGAGAATTAGATTCAATTTCTAATTTAAGCAATCCGCCTGCTTCAAGATCTGTATTACAAGGAATGGTCACAGAATGAATCTGCGAGAACATAATATTATATCTCGTGCTTCCAGCAGCATAATATAGTTCCGGACTATTATTTACATCCTTTGACAATCCTTCTGCACCCACATTAAAAATTGCCGATTGTATTCTGTGATATTTCTTTCCATTCTTACCTCCAAACAAGAATTGTGGTGCTCCTTCTTTTTTACCTAGTGAAGAAAACTTAGGGTCTTGTGTTAATTTCTTATCCTCAACGGAAATATCAATCTCCGTAAATCCATAGGTGGCAGGATTGAAAAATACATTCTTTGACGAATAAACTCCGGTACGAATTTGAGACAAAAGACTTTGATCTTTAAGAGTGTTCAGGGATGCAATCTTATAGTTATTAGAATCGTCTTTCAATTCTGCGGATGCCACCACTTTTCCATTGTAAGTATAAACTCTTTCAAATGGATCCTGATTGATTAAACTATCTGCCGAAACAAAATTAAATCCATTTCTTGTCTCATAGCAGAAATAACCAGGATTTGTGACACTTGATGGAACGGTTCTAATACAAAGCATAGAAATCAAATCAAGCGGTCTCTTTCTCATACCCTCAAAAGAATATGAATTACTAGAGGGATCAATCTTGATTTGCTCATCTTTAAAAGATAAGTCAACCTTAAGTATTTTTTTGACGGAATCGCTAATGCTTCCAGTAAATCTTCTAGTTATTTTATTAGTCTCATTTAACCATGCAGTTCTAGATGCAAATCTAATTTGTAATGTTTCTGATGTGGAATTTTTATCAAGGACACTCACATCAGTTACATAGAGTTTTTTATACTCATCAGATTCTACAGAAAAATTCAATGCCTCACCAACTTCTGTTTTTATTTTTACAAGAAGAGTGCAACCAGCACGAAGAGGTAATGAACTATGAAGTGCTCCCAATCTGTTTTGCTTATCATCGTTTGATTTTGCAGAACCAGAGGTGCTTGATATAATCACCGTCCCAGTAATATAGGGGGATAAGATATTCTCGTAGTAATCAAAACTTATAACTCTAAACTGTGCCTCAGCAATATCAGCACGATTTTGTCCGTCTGCTGATATGATTATAAACTTCTCGTATATAGAACTTTGTGCTGCTGACATTTATGGTATGTTGTGAAGAGAATTTGATGTTCTAGATCTAGACTTAGAAGTATTTAATATAGTAGATCCATTATTAGAACTAGTTGGAATTGGAACAGGTTTTGAGACTTCTACTGGAATAATAACAGTCTTCGTCTTACCTTTATTCTTTTGTGCTTGCGATACTGGAACATTATCAGGTGTCACTCTTGGTTTGGGTTTCAAACTTTGATTCTTTTTAGCACCCTTTCCTATTGAAACATTTACCGATGTTGGTTTTACTGCCTCATATAAAGTTAAAAATGCTTGTTCTGCCTTAGTTCCAGATGTTCCTCCAAGTTCAACACCGATACAACCTGCTGTTCCATTACTACCAATATCATTATGAACCATAACAGCACTTCTTCTTCCGATTGCGCCAGAAGCATTATTAATAAAAGTGGACCAGGTTCCAACTCCCTTAACAAATCCGTGTCTTGCATATGCAACCAAAGGATAGGTTCCATCGGGAAGTGGGTATAATCTGCCAGAAACATTTGTTCTTTCTGCTTGCGATGTTCCAGCAGTTCTTAGAACACCACTGATAGCTTCCCAACTACCAACTTTCTTACCGCTAGCATCTTTCAATATCAATCTACCAGTGGCACCATCACCATGTCCTATAAAATCTAACATTCCTCCTGGTTTTATTGGTCCAACATTTACTGGTACTGGTGTTTGATCGGGACTGAAAGGAGGTCCTCCACTAGTAGGTGCTCCCTCTCCGAGACTAATACCTTTAAGTTTTTCATTAATCTTCTCATATTTGTCTATATTTTTTCTGTATAATTCTAATGTATCACGATTCATATGAACATTATTATATAATCTTTGGAATGGGTGCCTAATATTCTCAGAAGATTTGGGAGGTGATTGATTTGGTTGCGTTGTTCTAATAATTTCCCCACCCTCATTTCTCTTTTGGGGTTCTGGTGGACTAAAAGGAATTACCGGAATTATAGTTTTAACTGGTTCTGGAACTTTCTCAGTTATTTCTTCAACCTCATCCTGCTCAAACTCTTCTTCGGATGGAAGAGGTCCAAGATTTCCCAATATATTTTCATCAAAGTCAAGTTCTTTTTCCAATGAGTTTAATTCTGCGGTAACTTCTTGCGTCTCACTCTCTACTTTTTTGGGATTAAAGAACGATACTACACCCTCAAATATGGTCTTAGAAGTATTGAATATAAATCCAATAGTTTTTACTGCTCCATCCCAAAGTGGTTTAACAACATTAATAACTTCTTCTGCTTTTGCTATTATTGCAGGTAAGTTATTCACAATTACACCAAGTAAAATACTTCCCGCAAAATTTAATATCTTGTCAAGAAAACTAGTGGCAGGACTGGTAATCTTACTAAAAATATTTCCGGCAGTTCCAGAACCAGGAACACTTTCTATATTTTTTTCTTTTAATTTTCTTTTCTCAGATTGTTCTTGTCTTCTTATAAGTGAAGACTTTTGTGCCGAAATTTTTTGACTTTCTTTATTTGAAGATACTAAGAAACTTTTTATATTTGTAACATTTAGTTTTAGTTGTTCTACCTGTCTGGTTTCCATTTACTAAGCTCCAAATATTCCAAATTGTTTTTTCATAAATTCAACATAGAAATTATCAGAATCTTCGGCATCCAGAACAGGAACAGAATCTCCACCTTGTGGTGCTGCTGCTTTTGCCTCAGAAATATTTGATGAAGTATCTGGCAACATTGGTAATGTGGTGATTGTTCCTTCACCATCATCCATAGGCGGTGTTAGTTTTTGTGATGTGTCTCCTCCACCAGTAGTAGGTGGAGATATAGATGCTGCTGCTGTGCTTGCAGAAGCACCTCCTCCACCCCCTCCACCAGTACTAATTGTTGTGCTACTAGATTTCATACCATCAATAATATTGTCAAAGGATGTCAGAACATTATCAAACTTTTCATTTATATCGGTAAACATTTTAATGTTTTGTTCTTGCATCTTAAATGACAAATCCATTGCCTTAAACAATGCACCTTCATTATTGATGATATCGTTTAGGAACGGTTTAAATTCTTTACTTTGTTTTTTGGGGATAACTGTTTCACCAACAGTTAACTTGGTATCAACTGTGTCTTTGTCGCCAACATCTTTTCCTAGAACTGTTCCGTCTTTTCCGACACCATCAAATGCACCAACATCTTTTGCTACTAGTGCCGCATCAATCGCAACAGATGCAGCAGTTCCCAAACCAGGAACAGTTCCAGCAGCACCAGATGCCAGTTCCATACCAGCACCCACAAAGTCACCAGCAAGTGCTCTTTGAGCACCAAACAATATACCAGCACCCAATCCAATCAGAGGAATCTTTTTCAATACCGCTTTACCAAGACCCTTTGCACCCGCTTTTGCGGCAGTTTTTGCTGCTGCTTTCTTTGCCGCAGATTGTGCCGCTTTTGCACCAAACCTTTGTGATGCCTTCTGTCCTGCTTTTAATGCACCTTTTACTCCTTGTCCACCTTTGAGTGCTCCTCTCATAGCACCCATCACTCTTCCACCTTTTCGGAAGATATTGAATAATGCTTTTATTCCATTCTTTAAAAACTTTGCAACAGCCTTGACTGCATTAAAGATTTTTATAATCTTACGAACAACCTTGAATATTATTATACCACCAATCAAATAAAGTATCTTCTTCCAATGATTGGCAAGAAACTTAAATATCCCATCAATAATGCCTTGATTTGCCGCCAACCAAGGAAGTGCTTTATTAACTAAAAATCCAGTAAGGACTATTGCTAAAAAATCTTTTATCTTATCAAATATTCCCTTTGCAGGAGCAAGTATTTTATTACCTATTCCACTTATAATACCACCAGTTTTTTTGACTGCCTCAGCACCCTTTTCTGCTTCTGCTCTTTTCTTTTTATCGGATACTGCTCTTATTTTATTAACTTCTTCTTTATCTCTCGCAATCCTAGAGGCAAAATCAATCGCTAACTGGTTTTGTATTTCTACAAGAATTCTATTTGTTTCTACTAGAGTTTGTTCAACAGGTGTAGATTCTTGCTTTAGATTTTTAGGATCTACATTAGAACCACGATAAATGCTATCATATCCCATTCCTTTGGGAACTTTCATAGCCTTGGGGGAACTTACTGCCGCAGCAGTTCCACGAAAAACTGAAGAGGAAACAGTAGTCTTCCCCAATTTAGGTCTTGATGTTAACGATGGTGCCCTAAATGCCTGACTACTAAATGCCATTCTTTTGCTGATACTTCAGGTTTTCTTCCTCAATATATTGCTGGAGAAGAGATACATAAATTTCTCTTTCCCAAGGTATCATATTTTCCAACTCTGTTAATGAGTATTTATGATGTTGCATCAAGGCAAAATTGGTCTTATAAAAGTTCTCAAGACTTTCATGCGCCATCGCTAGCTGAAAAAACTTGCCAGACCCTCCAGAACAACTTCACTTTTCACTTTTGTATTGGGATTTGTTACTTCAATGATATGAGATAACTTTGGCATAGTCTCAAAAAACTTCTCAATTTCTTTAAATTGTTTTGTATTCATCTGATCTACAAATTCTTGCAATTCTTTTTTTGTAGAATCTGATGCAGACCAAGATTCTTCTTCATTATAAATCATATCAATACAAGAAATAATTACATCAAGTGATTTATCAACATCACTATCATTGTTTGATGTTTCGAAATTACTTTCAACAAACTGATTCAGAGAGGGGTATTTCATTTTGAGGGAAAGATCATCATCTAGTTTAATGATATTGGTGTGCTTCGGATTTTTCTGAACACGAATGCTATCAATATCAATTTCTACCTGAACTTGTGTTTCTCCATCGTCAGGACAAGTGACATTAACCTCAACAGATTCTCCAACAGATTTCGCTCTTACATTTAAGAATATATACTCAATATCAAAAGTAGAAAGATCATTAATCTTAATTCCTCTTGTAAGGATACAGTCGGAAATAACAGTTTTAATTGCATTAGAAATCTGCTTCATATCTTCAGATTCCAGCGCCATAATAAGGATTTTTTCTTCTCTTACAAGGAAAGGACGATACTTAATTTTCTTTCCATTAGAAGGCAATTCCAACTCATAGGTTGGAGTATTAATTTTTGGTAAAGGCATACTAACCCATTATAAGTTCAGTTGTTATTATTTATTGATGATTTATAAACTTGATTTAAAATTGCCTTGAGGTATTTTAGTTCCACCTCTGGTTACAATTGTTCCATCAGTATTTTTTGGTCTTGGTTTTGCCTTTGTTTCTGGGTTAAGAGGAGGTGCAGGAGCATTAGATGCTTTATCCTTTTGATTCATGATATATCTATCATAAGCAAAAGTAACGGTGACTTTTACCAAATCAGCAGATCCATATGAAACTGGAATGGCACTCATTCCTTTAGGAAAAGCATTGAAGAAATCATATTGTAAATATGTTCCGCTTCGTTGATAATCTCGTTCAAATTTAGTTATTGACAATGTATCAACTTTATATCCACTTTCAGTATCATTTGGATAATTAAATCTACGATAATATCCTTTACTATTACTAGGAACTTTTTGATCTGTTCCCGAAATATAATCCATCCACCCCTCAAAGAATTTTATCATATTATAATTGTAATCAACATAGAAAGTAAAATCACTGTCAACATATAGTCTCGTATGAGCAAATTGTTGATTAATACCCTGAAAATTATCCTTTACTTCAGAGGTTGCAAAAGAACTTGTTGGTAAAGTTGCTTCTGCACACATTAATCCTACATTTCTATTGATCCAACTACTATCAACTCCATAATCTCCCTCCAAATATGAAAGAATTTTTTTAGGTATTCCAGAAATATAAACCTGATATTGATTTGATAAGGATGGTGTTACAAGATCGGATCTGTTAAGAGTCCTCATCTTGTAATTTTGAATTAGCGATTCTGCCACTCTAAATACCTTATACGAGTCTTACATTATTAAGTATTTAGATGTCATATAAGGGAAAATACCAACCTTCATATCCAAAAAAATACAAAGGTGATC